CCACACTCACAGTTTCGTCGGCACTCAAACTGTCAGGGTTGGCAGGCTCGCCGTTTTGAGTGGGCAAAATATAAAACTTATCAACTTCATAACCGCTGAGTGGTACTTCGGCGTCGGCCTGTATCAATATGGCATCATTGATCTCATAGTCTTTGGTCCGAGTACCTTGTACATCACTGATGGTAGCAGGTGTGTATTCTTGCCAAAAGTTGGTGTTAGTAATGGCTGTGTCAGCCGGTGTATTTTGAATGGCACGATAATACACGTCACCATAATTGACAATGGTGTTTGTGGGATAGAAGTTGCCTGGATCCCAGATGTTCTCTGCCACAAAAGGCTTGTTGGTAATAGTGTTAAACTCTTGTTGATCCTTCATGGGCGTGCATTTCACACGCCACAAGTGCGGCAACCAAGTTTGAGAGAACCCTTCTGACGCAAAGTCAGCATCTTGAATCACATAGTATCTGGGCAAGGCTCTGGGAATGGACTTGTTCAAGGGATGATAATCTGTCAAGTTGGGAATTTCTATCACATCACCGTTCATGAGTTTGCGACCAAACGTGTCAATCATGGTGTTGTAGTGAAAGGTCATGAATATGGTGTCGTTGTTGAGAAACAAGCCAAATTGTGTTAGATCAAAGTCCACGTCTTGCGTGTTGTATACACCGCGCATGACATACACATCGGGGTCATAAACCCTGTCGCGGTTTTCCAGCAACAGCAAGTCTTGAATATTCAGCACATCTACATCTGCGTATGTGGGCTGAGTGGCATCAAAATTGCCTGATAATACTGAATCTGCCCCACCTGCTTCTGGACCCATGTAGCGATGGATGTAGATATCCAGTCCGCCCACAGTGTACATTTCACGAATGGTGCGGTCCAGAAATTGATAGTCTCTGGTGCGATTGGGGCGGTATAGGGATAAGCGTGGCATGGTATATTTATAGTACTTTGGGTTTACAGTCAAGTGGGTTGACTAATAAATCCTTTTCTGCTATAATTACGTATAAATTTACCAGGAGCCCATATGAATGCAACACGAGCCGCTGTCAAGCCACTGAATCCTCGCAGTCCTGATACCAAATACACTGGATTAGAGCCCACATGGCGTGTGCAACCCACGGATGATCGCACCAGTCAACTCAGTGCTGCCTTCTCATGGTACAATTACTTCTACGGCAAAAAAGACGCACGTGAAATGCTGGTGGCTTACTTGGAGCATAACGGACGCAAAGCAGATGTTCGTGCATTGAAAGGCGTGCCTGACTCAGCAGTTCGACTGACTACTGCATGGCTGTGCCGCATGAGCATGGTGGGCCTGGAACTCACAGACACTGAGACAGTGCGACTGGAAGGTTATATCCAAGAAATATTAACTGCACGTGAACCCGACGTGGTGCAAGAAGAAGTTGTAGCAGTAGCCAAGCCCAACATTCAAGATCGATTGCGTGAAAAGGTCAGTGAATGTGCTGGCGAACTAGACGGCATGTTTGATGAGTTTGTGGTTGCAGGTGCCAAAATGAGTGCAGACTACAAACCTATCACAGTTATCCGTGGGCTAAATGTAGCACCGCAAATGATTTCAGACATTGCCAACTTGTGGAAGCACAAACTTTCAGAGTTTGAAACAGCCATTGAAGGCCGGGATGCACAGATTGTAGAAGGCTACAGCAACTTCAGCAAAATCCAAATGCGCAACATTGTGAAGTTTTGCGAAGCAGTGATCAATGACTGCGGTGCCTATGTGCAGATCAAGAAAGTGGAACGCAAACCACGCAAGGTCAAGTCAGTGCCACCTGAGAAACGTGCCGCAAAATTCAAGGTCATGATGGAATTTGCAGAGCTCAAGCTAAAAGGCTTGCCAGCCGCAAGTCTTGTGGACAAGGCAGAAGCATGGTTGTATGATACCAAGAAGCGCAAGTTGATCCACCTTGTGGCTGACAGTCATACACAGGCGTTTACTGTGAAGTCAAACTCAATCATTGGTTTCAGCACTATTGAGACCATGCAGAAAACTGTGCGCAAGCCAGCAGATGTTGTGAAGGCTGTACAAGCCGCAGGCAAGCCGGCAGCACGTAAGATCTACAAGGATCTGTCCACAACAGAAACACCGTTCAATGGACGCGGTACTGAGAACTTGGTCATACTCAAGGCCTGGTAAGTAGTACATGCCCAAAGATACCAGATATGTACTTGACAAAGTTGAATTTTACATCACCAACGTTTGCAATTTAAATTGCGATCAGTGCAATCGTTTTAATGATTACAAATTTGCTGGATGGCAACGATGGAGCGATTATGCAGACGTACATCGACGATGGGCCGAAGTTGTTGACATCAAGCAAATAGTTATTCTTGGTGGTGAGCCCTTGCTGAATCCTTCTATCAACGAGTGGATCTTGGGTTTGTCAAAGTTATGGAAAAAGCCAGTTCAAATTTTAACCAATGGCACACGGTTGAATCACACACCTGGACTGTATGAAACTTTGTTGTCATGGAATCCAGATCCTATCATGCGGAAACATTGGATTGGTATCAGTGTTCACAACATGTCAGACAAGGATTTTTATGTGCAAGAAGCTAGAAAATTTCTTCGCGGCGAGATTCAAACTTCAACTGATAAAGCAAACATATACGGGGCTGATCTGGCACTGGTGGATGAAAACGGTGTTAGGGTGCATTTCTGGATGCAGGACAATTTTTACAATGCCGCAATTACCAAAAATCAAAACGGTGAGTTAACACTGTTCAACAATGATCCCGAAGAAGCACACAAATACTGTGGTTTTGTGCAATGGAAAAACTATCATTTCATACGTGGTACACTAAACAAGTGCGGGCCTGCACCACTGTTCCCTGAGTTTGATCAACAACATCCATTGTCAATCAGCTCAGCTGACCGTGAACTGATCAATGCGTATCGTCCGTATACTATAGATCAAGTAGAACAACAGGGCACAGATATATTGAGAAAAATTGACGATGTATTGCCCCAATGCAAATTTTGTCCCGTACCTGCAGACATGAAATACCGTCAAATTCACGCCACACTTAAAAACAAGACTATTCCTATAAGTCAAATCAGAGCAAACGAACTGCAAGGATTGCAATAAATACAGGGACTTGGAGTCCCACATGCCAGAACAGCTACAACAATCACTGCCCACACTGAAGCAAAATTTGATCGAATATGTCAAACTTCAACTGGGCGGTGATATCATTGATCTAGAACTAGATCCTGCACACTACGAAGCGGCTTATCAGAAAACCATTGGTACTTACCGCCAACGAGCCAACAACGCCTATGAGGAAAGTTATAGTTTTATGCAGTTGGTCACAGATGTCAATATCTACGAACTGCCCCAAGAAGTTATAAGTGTGCGACAAATATTTCGTAGAACGTTTGGCGACAGTTCAGGACCATTTGCATCAAACTTTGATCCATTTGCCCAGGCGTCAATCAACGTTTACCTAATGAACTTCAACGTGGCCGGCGGTCTGGCCACATACGACTTCTACAGTCAGTACATTGAACTGGCTGGACGCATGTTTGGTGCCTACATGAACTACACCTGGAACCCAGTTACAAAGAAATTGCAACTGATCCGCGATCCCAAAGGCTCAGGCGAAACTGTGTTGTTGTGGACCTACAACTTGAAACCTGAATTTAACCTGTTGAGCGATCACCAAATACAGCAGTGGATCCGAGACTACATGGTGGCCAACTGCAAAATGATCATTGGCGAAGCACGTGAAAAATTTGGCACTATTGCTGGACCACAAGGCGGCGGCACCCTAAACGGTGCAGCCATGAAATCAGAAGCTCAAGCGCAAATGGACGCATTAATTGAACAACTCAAAATGTATGTGGATGGCTCACAACCACTTACATTTGTTATTGGTTAAACTCCTTACACTTTTATCTAAAATTGTGCTATAATCCTTGTACACAAGTACCGGGAGAATCACCATCGACTTAATGATCGACATTGAAGGTTTGGCCACAGGCCCTGAAGCAACAATTTTAACCATTGCGGCTCAGGCTTTTGATCCTCTTGGCTCAGGCTACTACCAGCAACAATATTATGCCAGAGTTGATCTTGAAAGCCAGGAGAATCGCAGCATTGAACAAGGCACCATCAACTGGTGGGCCACCCAAGGAGCTGCACAGGACGAAGCCTTTGCAGAACATGGGCGTATCCCACTAAGTCAGGCCTTGGATGAACTTCATCGACTGTGCTGGAAGTGCAATCGCATTTGGATGAACGGTCCCACATACGATGCCAACATTCTTGAGCATGCCTACAAGAGTTATAGCAAGCCCCTGCCTTGGCAATATTATAAAATCCGTGATGCACGAACGATATATAGTTTGTATCCAGGGTTGCCCCGGCCAGTGACCAGCCATCATGCGTTGGAAGACTGCCGCAGACAAATTGACATGTTGCAAGCAACTTTGGTGCATTTAAATATCAAGGAACTGGCATGATCATTGGCATTTGTGGATTTATTGGCTCGGGCAAAGATACTGTTGCTGACTATCTGGTTAATTTACATCATTTTCGTAGAGAAAGTTTTGCCAACACACTTAAAGATGCTGTGAGCGCAGTGTTTGGCTGGGACAGAACCATGCTGGAAGGGCGTACCAAACAAGCCCGTGAATGGCGCGAACAGCAAGACAATTGGTGGACCAATCGATTAGGTATAGTAATTACTCCTCGTTGGGTTTTGCAAAACTGGGGCACTGAAGTGTGCCGCAACGGATTTCATGATGATATTTGGATCGCCAGCTTGGAAAACAAACTGCGCAACAGCACAGATGATGTTGTCATAAGCGATTGCAGGTTCCCCAATGAAATCCGTGCCATCAAACAAGCAGGTGGAATTGTGGTGCGGGTGGTACGTGGTGCCGAACCTGAGTGGTACGATGCCGCAGTGAGCCGTAATCGCGGACCTGACGGCAATTCAACATGGTCATTGAGTGGTCGCAAACTAGAACAACTGGGTGTGCATGCCAGCGAGACTTCTTGGGTAGGAACAAATTTTGATGTAGTACTCGACAATAACAGCACACTAGATGACTTGTACCAGCAGGTCAAGCGTCTGGTTCAAGATCCCCAGCCCGCCAAGTAACTTCAGTCCGGGCAATTTCTTCCACACAATTACGACAAATTGTTTTTAGATTTTTTAAAGCAGTATTGTTGAGATCACCATCAATGTGATAAACCAACAACTGACTGGCAAGTCTTGCTCGAAACCCGCATCGGTCACATGTGGGTTTTTTCTTGTATCCTGCTGATTTCCAACGTGGTTCTCTAGGCTTGATTCCTCGACCCCTGCGTTGGCAAGTCTCGCATCTACTGCGATAGTGTGTGACATCTTCCCGGATGTAATTTACAGCACAAGGGCGCTGGTGGCAGGCGTGGCATATGGGTCTCATGGGGTATTTAGTTGGTGGACCTTGGCCAAAGGGCAGTGTAAACTGGGTTTTTTTGGGTATGCCTATAAATATCAATAACTTGAAAAGGAATCAACCATGGCACTAGTATCACCAGGCGTAGAAGTAACAGTAATTGACGAGAGTCAATATATCCCTTCCGCTGTCAACACAGTACCCTATTTTTTAATTGCCACAGCACAGAACAAAGCTGATGCTGCTGGAGTCGGAGTTGCAGCCGGCACAACTGCTGCCAACGCAAACAAAACTTTCCTTATCACCAGTCAGCGTGATTTGGCAGCCACATACGGTGTGCCATTCTTTTACAACACCACAACTGGCACACCTATCAATGGCTACGAACTCAACGAGTATGGGCTATTGGCAGCGTACTCAGCTCTGGGTGTGACCAATCGTGCCTTTATTCAGCGTGTGGATATTGACCTAACAGAGTTGACCGCTAGTTTGAGCCGCCCCACAGGCAATGCCAACAATGGCACTTATTGGCTGGATACTGCAACCAGCACCTGGGGTATTTTTGAGTGGAATCAAACCACCAGCACATTTACCAACCAAGTACCCACTGTTATTACCGACACCGCAGATGTGGAAGACAGCACTGCTGATTACGATGATGTAGCTGGTTGGGCTCCGTTGCAAACCATTGGCAGCATTGGAGATTATGCTGTAAGCGCAGTTGGCATCAACAACCTCAACTACTACAAACGTGGTGGTCCCACCAGTGCAGAAACTTCTAGCACGTATCTCAGCACTTTGTACAATACCTGGGTGCAAGTTGGCAGCGACGACTGGAAGTCATCTTGGCCCACGGTGCAAGGTAGCATTTCAGTGTCAGGCACATTGACTGCTGGTTACAATATGATCATCAACGGAGCAACTGTCACTGTTCCTGTTGCTTCAAACAATACGGTGGCTGGATTGGCCACAGCCATCAACAATCAAGCCATCCTGGGTGTGTATGCTGCTTCCATCAGCAACAAACTCACATTGTTTGCAACTTCAGAAGCCGTCAGTGACGGTTCCAGTGACAACGGTGGGCAAATTAACATTGAACCAGGTCCCAACAACGGCGTTTCACTATTGGCCACATTGGGTATAACTGCCACTACATACCGCGCACCAAGTTATTTCCCAGGCTACAGTTATCAATCACCACGCTGGGCCACTGGGCAAACTGATCCAGCACCAACAGGTTCTGTGTGGCAAAACATCAGCTCAGCCGGCAACGGCCTGAGTGTCAAAGTCAAAGTGTACAGTGCTGCACTAGATGCCTTTGTGCCACAAACTACCAATGTTTACATTTATGATGGCACAGCAAATTTTGAACTTGATCCCACTGGTGGCGGAAGAAATATTCCAGTTGGCACAACTTATCTGCAGTACAACAACTTAGAATTTCTCACACAACCAGATGACAACAGCAGTTTCATGTTGTTGGAACGAGCAGTTTTGGGCGCCACAGTGGTCACAGGAAAGACCACTCCCACTGGCAATGCATTCACAGTAGGCAATACATTTGATGTGTACGCAACTGAAGCAGGTATCTCAACCTTAAACGGTCCTTATACTGTGACCATTGGCGGCACAGGCTCAGTGTCAAATTTTATCACTGCTGTTGGTGCAGCCAACATACCTTATGTCAGCGCAAGTGTAAACAGCGCTGGAAATATTGTGTTTACTCACAGTCAAGGCGGTATGATAAATTTAGATAATACTGCGGGCACACCTGTGACCACTGCAGGGTTTGAAGCTGATTACGCCACTCCTGAGGCGAATTGGACCACTTTTTGCAGACCAGCCACAGTAACTGGCATTATTGTGTTGAGTAACTGGGTCACAGTGCCAACATTTACCTATACTGCCAGCGATACCGCACCTGATCAAGATCCTGCAGATGGGCGTTTATGGTTTTACAGTGCTGTGGACGATGTTGACATCATGATTCAAAACAACGGTGCCTGGGTTGGATATCAAAACGTCACCAATGACACACGTGGTTACAACTTGACTCTCACCAATGAGTCTGGACCTATTGTGGCTGCCACAGCACCCACCACACAAAATGACACTGCTGGAAGTCCATTGGAACCTGGCGATCTGTGGATTGACAGTTCAGACTTGGAAAATTATCCATTGTTGTATCGTTGGGAACCTGTGAGTGGTGTTGAACAATGGGTGGCAGTTGACACCACAGATCAAGTGAGTTCAAACGGTATTTTGTTTGCAGATGCACGTTGGGCACCAAATGGTACCACAGATCCTGTGGCAGATCCATTTCCCACAATTGTGAGTTTGTTAACCAGCAATTATTTGGACTTGGACGCACCCAATCCTGCACTGTATCCCCAGGGTATGTTGCTGTTCAACACACGCAGATCAGGTTACAATGTCAAGAGTTTCCAATTGAATTATTTCAACTCAACCACATTCCCTGATGACACATTGCCTGCAGAGACCAATACCTGGCTCACAGCGTCAGGCAACAAAGACAATGGTGCCATGT